TCGGAGATGTGTATAAGAGACAGATGTGATTCAATGATACAACCCTTACAAATGGACACAAAATCCTCTAATTCCATGACGTATCAAAAAAAAAGTACCCCTATACCACAAAAGTACCCCTACCCCACAAAAGTACCCCTAGGGGTGGTTTTGTCCTACACCAATACGGAAATAAGAACCTTAAAGAATTTAAAAGATAATTCTTTAAGGTTTGGAATGCAAAAAACGCATTCCAATCCAGACTCCCTAGAAATGTTTCATTGGATGGTTGCAACCACAAAACATTTCAACAGTATCTGTCCCACTGCATTTTCCGTTCCGGCTCGGCCTGATACCAAAAGAGTTAAAAACTTTATTGCCTGTCTGAGCAATCTTCAAAGAGGAACATTTTGGAATCGCACCTGGGACACCGGTTGGATAGAACGCAACAAAGTGGCTATCCCAAAAAAAGGGGAATCACATCATTGTCAGGGGTTGCCCACGGAAGACATCAAAGCCCTTGTATACAAAGCTGCTCATCGGTATTCAAAAGCAAAACTGGATTCCAAATTTTGGTTCCCAGGTGATCGCAAATTCAAAATCAGCCTGGATGAATTTATATATTTGTTCAATGACAAAATCGGAATTGAGGGTCAATCCCATTTCATGTATTGGTCCATACATACGCCCACACTGCGTTATAACACAGCTCTCAGTGAAGATATTCTCAAACAGGAAGGATTGAACGGCCGCAAGCTGGCTGGGATATGCTATAATCGCAACGCAAACAAAATTCAGGATTGGAAGGAACCGGACTGGCAGGTATTTCTGTCTAGCGCATCCCGGCTGGTGCTTTGGTATCAAAAAAATCAGAAACATCTCAGCACCATTAACCCATTATGGGGCACTCATATCGGGAATGTTGGAAAACTGTTTGATAAATTGGGGGCGTATTACAATGAGGGGGGATGGTTGGGTATGCCCTCCCTTCCATATCCGAAACAAGAAACAGCCATGTGGAGTCAATTTACCAAATGGCTCAAAACTGATTATGGGATCGACCTTACACCGGAGGGGAATGGCGCAGCGGGTCCGGCTCAACCCTCGGCCGCGCCGTTGTCTACGGAGAGAGCAGAAGCGTTATTAAATAAAATTTGGGAAAACTGATCTGTGACCCATGATAACTATAGCCATTATTCAATCCAGGACTGGGCAAATTTCAATGTTTGGACAGTGCTGCATACAAGTGGTGTCCGGAGGCATAATGGTTTGGGATATTGTACAATTTCTGAATGATTATTTTATTCCATACATAGCCCAGGGAGCTGGTAGCAGTTCCGGCTGGGTGAATATCCGATGCCCCCTGCCGGGATGCAACGATCACAGCCACCACGGGGGATTCAATATTGCCAGCGGAGCGTACAACTGCTGGAAATGTGGTCCGCACCCATCGTTTCACGTTGTCCAGGCCCTTATGGGATGCCGGGACAAGGAAGCCAAGGAAATAATCTGGGGGTACAGTTCCCGGCGTTCCTGCCTTACTGCCATAAACAAGGAATCCAAAAAAAAAGTCAGCCGGGTGGATCTGCCTGGGGGACCTCTCTTATCCATACATAGACAGTATTTAATTGCCCGGAACTTCAATCCGGACAAAATATCAGACAAATATCGTATATTGGGAACCGGGCCGATCCCAAATGGCTATAGATACCGCCTGGTGATACCTATAATACACAAGAACATAGTTGTATCATTTCAGGCACGTGATGTTACCGATCACGATGATCTGCGGTACAAGGGCTGTCCAGTAGATGAATCCATCATCCATTACAAACGGTTGATATACGGGTTGGACAAATACGCCGGTGACACGGTTGTGCTGGTTGAAGGCGTGTTTGACGTTTGGAGACTTGGGGACGGTTTTGGTTGTGGGTTCGGCACAAGCCTGACGCAGACCCAACTGAAAATCCTGTCCCGGTTCCGGCAGGTGATAATCCTGTTTGATCCCAATGAGGAGCAGTCCTGGGGCCTAGCCGCCAAATATGTCAAGATGCTGCGGTCCTTGGGGTGCAAGGCTGAGAGAGTGCGTTGGGATGATGAACGGGACCCGGCCGAACTGGACCCAGCAGACGTTATCTGGTTGAGAAGGGAATTGGGGATTAAATGAATAGCAAAATATTTCCTACATTATTGATTATTTTAGACATATGCGCGGCTGTGGCTTATATCCCTGAAGGGGATTATAGAAAAGTGATTTATTGATTGGCTGCGGCTATATTGACAACGGTGGTGACCTATTAATGAAACCCTATTATCAAGATGATTTTTGTACTATTTATCACGGAGACTGCCGGGAAATGCTGCCGTCCATGCCACAGGTGGACTTGGTGCTGACTGACCCGCCCTATGGAGTAAACTTTTCATATGAGTCTTATAACGATTCCCCAGAAGGGTGGTACAAATTAATGGATCAGGTATTACCATTAATAATTAAATTGGGGAAAATGACAATTATTTCGGGCGGTCAAATTAAAAAATTGGATTATTTTTATATTAATTACAAACCCGATTGGATCATTTGTTGGTACAAAGGAAATCCAGGACACCAGTCTTTTATTGGTTTTAATGATTGGGAGCCGTTATTAGTCTACGGAAAAATAGCCGGAATCTGTATGCATGATTATTTTTGTTGTCGTCCAAAAGACAAAGGACAATTGGAAAACAAGCACCCTTGTCCCAAACCGATTAAATGGGCGTTGTGGTTGATTGAGAAAACAAAAAGTCAGACAATATTTGATCCATTTATGGGTTCCGGCACAACGCTTCGGGCTGCCAAGGATTTGGGGCGCAAGGCCATAGGCATTGATCTCGAGGAAAAATATTGTGAAATCGCTGCAAAACGATTAAGCGACAACGGGAGACTTTTTAGATGAGTTTTAAACAAGCCGATGTTACAGGAAGTTTGGTCACAATCCGATTTGAATATGATCGGAATCTGATTGATAAAATCAGAACCCTCCCGCAGAGAAATTGGAACCCAAAACAGAAAATATGGACAGCCCCGGCCATCCCTATTGTGATTGACCAACTCATAAAATGGGGGTTTGACGTTTCCGGGGCTGAGTGTAGCACCTTTTTGAAAAAAGAAGGGCCACCAAAATGGTTGGACATTCCTGTTTCAAAAATCGACGGACTCCGCCCCTATCAAGTTGACTGCCTGAAATTTCTGGAACACAGACGCGGCCGGGGTGGTGTTGGAGATGAGATGGGAACTGGCAAGACCATTGAAAGCCTTTCATACATTCGGGAAAATTGGGAGGCCCGGTTGCCTGCACTCCTCCTGGTCACCGCCCAGATCAAATTGCAATGGCTCCGGGAATGGCGGAAATGGATTGGCCCCTACCCAGCCACAGTGCTCAATGGGCAGATCCCATATATTCTTCCCAAAAACACTTCAGTAATCATTAATTGGGATATTTTAACATATTGGAAGGACGCTCTCAAGGAACGAAAATTCAAAGTAATGATTGCTGATGAGTGTCAATTTGCTGGGAACTCTTCATCAAAACGAACCCAGGCTATGACAGCCCTAGCCAAAGACATTCCTGGTTTCATCCCCATGTCTGGGACCCCGATACGGACCCGGCCGGGTCAGTTTTTCCCCATTCTGCATCTGCTTGAGCCTTCGGTGTTTCCCTCGGAATGGAAATTCAAAAAACGATATTGTAACATGACCTTCAATGGGTATGGTTGGGATGAAAAGCGGGGAGGACGTAATCTGGAGGAACTTCACACAATTGTATCCAGCTGTTTCATACGCCGGGAGAAAAAAGACATCATGCCCGATCTGCCCGACAAAATCAGGTCAGTCATCCCCATGGAAACTGGGGGTGCACAACTCCAAGAATATGAAGATGCGGAGAGAAAAGTCAGGAACAATTTGGACGGCCTTTCCCGGTTTGAGGTACAGAGCCAGATTGACTCCCTGAAATGGTCTGCGTTTAAATCAAAACAGGATGCCGTAGTGAGGTGGATTAAGGATTTTTTGGAATCGGAGCCGGACAAAAAATTGGTTGTGTACGCTTATCATCTGGCTGTGCTAAAATTCCTAGATGAGTTTTTCAAAGACATCAGCTTGAAAATTGACGGAACTGTCACCGGGAACCGGCGGGAAAGCGTGAAACAGGAATTTATAAACAATCCCAAAAAACGATTGCTAGTGGGGCAGATTCTGGCTCTAGGGGTGGGAGTTGATGGCCTTCAAAACGTCTGTCAGGATTGTGCTTTTGTAGAGTTTGCTTGGACCCCCCTGGACCACGATCAGGCTGAGGATCGGTTGCACCGGGATAATCAAAAAGGGGATGTAAACAGCCGTTTTTTGACGGCTGTGGGAACGATTGATGATGATCTGATGACGGTACTCGATGAAACGCGCGGAGTATTTGATCAAGTTGTCCGGGGGCAGGAATCATCTAGTTCTGATATGCTTACATGTTTGTTAACCAAATGGAGGTAAAAATGTTTATTTTTGGTGGGCATATGTTTGTTGTTGCTGCGGATGGAACCGTGACGAAAAGTCATGATGGAACAACTTGGGGAGAAAAAGGGAGTGGTACCCCTGCTGGGGAAAGTGTGCAAAAAGAGTTTGTATTGAGAATGATGGAATATTCCCAGCAGCAGGATAATCAAAAGCAGAAAATGCTTCACAGAATGGGGATAGCAAAAAGAAGAACAAGCCGGAAACACGGACACAAGGAAAAATATTTAAAACTCAAAAGTGAAATCAATAAAATATTGAAAGACGCTAAATGAAATTACAACGAGATGACCAGAGCCAGCATGATCAGGAACGATTGTTGGTCTGCCAACTAATTACCAATACCCAATTACTCCATGACATGAACTCCATCATCCGGCCGGAGCTGTTTGAGAGTCCCTATACTCAACGGGTTGTGCGATGGGTCCAGGAGTACTACCGCCAAGCCAATCATGCCCCCGGCCGGGATATGGAAAGCGTTTTCATTAATAATCGCAATCAAATCGCAGACCCGGATGAGGCTGAAAATATTTCTGAGCTGTTGCGGAATCTATCCAAAGATTTTGAACGATACAAAATCAATAATACAGACTACACCGCCAAAAATGCAACTGACTATCTGAAATTACAAGCCCTTCGCCGTCATACCGAGGAGTTGGAGCGGGTCATTGCTGTAGGGGACCCCGGCCGGGGGGAGCAGATTATTGCCGACTTCAAACGGGTTGAAAAACCCCAGGGCCAGGGAGTCAATCTGCTCAGTGATGCCGACAAAATCAGCAACGCATTTGCCAATAATGAGGAACAACTGTTCAGGCTCCAGGGAGCACTTGGAGACATTCTGGGCTGGTTTCTCCGAGGGGAACTGGTAGCAATTGTGTCCCCTACCAAGGGCGGCAAATCCTGGGGCCAATGGTATTGTGCTCATCGGGCTGCCCTTCTGGGGATGAAAATTCTGTACATCAATTTGGAGATAACGGAAAAGCAAATCATTCGCCGGGTTTGGGAATCCTTTACCGGAGCACCCAAAATGGATATGATTACAAAGGTTCCCCGCTTTTTGGAGAGTACAAAAGACCGATTCAGAATTGTCTATGAGGAAATTTCAATGAAAGGGGTTTCCCCAGACAAGCACATCATTGCCAAATTGCAACAGAGTTATCGCCGCCAGCTGCGAACTTCCGGGGTCCGGTTAGTCACCTTCCCGCGTTTTCAGGCCTCTTTGGCAGATGTGCAGGCACTCCTGGACAATTTTGAGTATTATGAAGGATACGTGCCTGATGTGGTTGTGATTGACTATGCTGACGTTGTCCGGCCGGAGCACGAAACTAGAAACACTCTTCAGGATGAAAACCGGATATGGATGGACATGGCTGGTATGGCAGCACAGCGCAACTGCTGTATCATTACCGCTACCCAGGGGAACCGGGGAACC